ACCTTCATGTGGTTGCGGCTGTAATGGACCGCAAACTCCACACCGGGGAAAGCATCGGCAATATCGTCCGGAGTCTTCCAGTCGGCAGGGTTTTCAGAATGGTCGTTATCGCACTCCACGGATAGGCAGTCACTGCCTAGAAAATTTTCATTACTGCGGTAATTGCCGGAATACGAAGCACAGACATAGTCCCGGCTTACAGCTTGCTCCAGGGCATCGGTGCCGGTAATCTCCACCTTGTGGGGATACAGACAGTTTCCGGCTTGTCCAAGGCAATCTGCGTGATAAAGAGTGAACATTATTTTCGTACCTCCTCGCAGGTTTCGGTAAAGTATCGCAGGCGGTAATTCTTCCACCTGGCTCGTTTGATCTCGCTATCCATACCGGCAGAAATCCGGTCTCCAAACACCCACACTTCCGAGCATTTACTCATCAGTGCGTTGCCAAAGAAAAGACCAAGCTGGCGTTCTTTGGGGTTGCGGTCGTTGAGGAATTGGGGAAACAACAGATGCGGTGCGATGGGGATATATCCGCTGTCTACAGCGAACCGGCTGTATCTACGGGCATTCTCCACGTTAACCTCCACGTCTCCCGCATAAGGGGAGCAGATATACACGATGGGACGGAACGCACGGAGCGCCTTTTCCTCTTTTTCGATTGCCGTTAAGGCTTCGTAGGCAGTGGGGTCGTAGTACCTCTCTGCATTAAGTTTGCTGATCGACATCTTTTTTGCCTCCATAGTTCTTCTCAATGAGGTCGAGCCTACCCGCCTCTACCAGATGGAGCAACGCGGCTCCTTTATCGTTCCTTGCCTGCTCATGGGTTTTGTAGAAGGGACAAGGTTTCCCGTCAAATGTGGCATTGCTCAACGCAATACAATATCCTTCACTATTGCAGGCACAAGTGGAACGGCGGCATCTGCGGATCTCGTCCTCCACTTTTTTCTTTCGATTTGCCCTCTGACGTTCTCTGTTTCTCATAAACAAGCCTCCTAATCTTTCTTGTAAAAATCTGTTTCATATCCGTCTGCCCGGAGCTGTAGTCCCTTTGCCCAGGGTGGGGTTCTGCCCATCTGTTCGCAGACAACTTCCAGGGACATCCGGGGGTCTGCCTCAATAACTACTTCATCGTGGATGTGCATCACAATGGAGCAGCACCGGAGCGTATTCATCGCATAGCACAGGATGTCCCGTGCTGTGGCTTGGACGATATTTTCTACGAACTTGGGACCATAGCTGTTCAGCCGTTCCCACTTTTTCGTGCCACCCACACCTTCGTAGGTGATGCACTCTCCACCAAACTGGTTCTCACCGATCTTCGGCTTGACGTAAGCAAGCTTTCTGCCGGAGGGGAGCGTAATGAACAGCATTCCGCTTTTGTAGCTGAAGGTAATGCCGTGGGTTTCGGTTTCAAATCTGTATCTCACCGCATCCATAGCGGCTCGATCCACAGCCCACCAAAATGCAGTAATCTTTGGATTCGCATCCCGCCACGCTTGCACCAGCGGTTGCAGTTCTTCCTCTGCAAGCCCCATCTCCAAAGCGCCCATCGCTTTCAGGGCACCGACAGAGCCGCCGTAGCCAAGAGCCAATTCTGCAATTTTTCCTTTTTGCCGGAGATGACCGTTTACACCGTGTTTTTCCACGGGGACACCAAACATCTGACTGGCAGAAGCACAGTAGATGTCCTTGCCGTCTGCAAAGACCTGTTGACGCCACTGCTCGCCGGCAATCCAGGCAATCACACGGGCTTCAATGGCAGAAAAATCAGCAACGATAAATTTTTGATTTCCTTGGGGAACGAACGCAGTGCGGATCAGCTGGGAGAGTGTATCCGGCACATCTTCATAGAGCATCTGCACAGCTTCAAAATCTCCGCAGCGGACAAGTCCTCTTGCCTCTGCCAGATCCACCAAATGGTTCTGCGGTAAATTCTGCATTTGGATGATGCGACCTGCCCATCGGCCGGTGCGGTTTGCTCCGTAGAACTGGAACATTCCTCTTGCCCGTCCGTCAGCACAAACAGCGGTCTGCATTGCCTGATACTTTTTGACAGAGGATTTGGCTAACTGCTGCCGGAGCGTAAGTACGGTTTGCAATTCCGGAGGAGCCGTCTTGAGCATCTCTGCCACAGCCTTTTTGCCAAGGGTGTCTGTTTCCACACCGTTATCTGCAAGCCACAGCTTCATTTGGGCTACCGAATTGGGGTTCTCCAAAGCGGTCAGTGCCTTCATTGCCTCCGTCAGCTCTGTCCGGGATCTACCATCCATCTGGATTGCTTGCTGTACCAGCTCCATATCCAAGGCAACACCACGGTCGTTAATCTCCTGATCGATGTGGTACTCGTCCCAAATGCTGTCCGGCACCGGATACTTTGCCAACCGTTCCTGGATGGACATTTCCGTCTCCACATCCCGGATGTTGTATTTCTTGAATGCCAACCACTTATCCGGTGCGTGAGCCGGAAGATTGCGGGTACGCTGACCATTGGTTTTTGTAGGCGCACAGGGCTGACAGAAATACTTGATCAGCTCCTTGCCCTCGGTCAGCTTCTGCTTTTCCAAGCCCAGCACAGCACCGACACCCTCCAAAGAGAGGGGAAGTCCCATCGTAGCCGCCCACACCATTGAGCAGCGCCAAGAGTCCGGCTCCAAGTAAGTGCCGGTGGGATACTTCAAAAACCGGGACAGACAGATGCGTTCAAAGGATGCGTTGAATGCCCATTTAAGGACAGCATCATCTTCCAAAGCAGCAAGCACCTCTGCCGGGATTTTTTCTCCGCAAGCCAGGTCTACCACCTGTACCGGACCGGCATCCACGCTGTAGGCAAACAGCAGTATTTCAAATTCCGGGGACTCCACATATCGGTACACACCACACTTGTTCAGCGGTTGGTCACTATAGGTTTCAATATCAATGGATAAAGTTTTCATATTCAGCCGCCTTCCTTACCCCCAGAGGGTGGCAGATTGCTCCGCCACCCGGGGGTGATATATTTAGCTGAGGAAGTCGTCCTCGTCGTCCGTTGCGAAGTCGGACTCGGCACTTGCCTTGCCACCCAAAGGCTCACCGGCACGGAGCAACTGCAGGTTGTTCAGACCACAGGCAATGCCCTTGTTGCCATTGGAGTTGAAGGCATACAGGTTGATGCTGGCACGACCATACACACCGGAGTAGACCTCGGAGCGGGTCAGCACGGGATTGCAATCCGCATCCACAACACCGGGGGCATTGGGAGAATTGGCGTTGATGAAGTAGGCGTTGGCGTAGGCGGGATCGTCGGGTCTTTCGATATCACCGTCACGCAGAGGCGTCTTGATGGCGGACAGAGGGGGAACGGATCTGCCGTTACCCTTCAGCTTTGACTGACCTTCCTGGTAGGCAGCTTCGATTGCCGCCTTGATCTTGGCGACCGTCTTGGTATCGGACTTGGGGATGATGAGGCTGACACTGTATTTGGGGGTGCCGCCATTGATGGACTTAGGCTCCCACACGTTGGCATAGGACCAACGGGTATCGGGACCGGTGATAACCTTCATAGGGTTGCTAATTTTCGTAGTAGACATATTCTTAATCCTCCATAAAATCTGTTTTTGCAGTAATCATTGCCGGCCGTTTATCGGTTTCCGGCACTAACGTAGGTTTGCCTTGCGGCTTTTCAATGTAAGGGGCAAGAAGCTCCTCAAACCGGGTCTTGCCCAGTAGCTTTTGCATGGCTGTTACACCCAGCACCTTTCGGTCGTAGGGGTCGAAACCGGCACCCTTAACGGCGGTGGCAACAGCCTCTTCACTAGTGTACTTGCGGTTAGATCTGCCCTCGACCAACTTCCAGCCGGGCCAGTCTTTACCGCTGATTGCCTGTTGGAGTGCAAACTCCTTGACGTCGGTTGCCCAAGCGGTAAGGGCATCGACCTTGGAAAGGATCTCTGCGATCTCCGCATCCTCCAGCAGAGCCGGTGCCTGGAAGTCATACCGGGCAAGTTCCATATTGGCTTCAGCGCGTTCCCGGCATTCTGCTTTTGCCTTGCAGAACCGGCACCACTCGCCACAGTGGAATTCACCCTTGCCCTCATAGGCAAGCTCTGCCTTTTCGTAGAGGTCCGTGTCAGCCCAACGATATAGAGCTGATTTCTCGGTTTCAGATACACTGACATTGGCTTTCCGGGGCTGGAAGATGGTCATCCGGACCTCGTCGATATCGTAGATATCATCGAAGATCTCCAATGCGCCCAGAGCATACAGTCGCATCTGCGGATTGTTCTCCGCGCTGACTTCCACGCCCTTACCGTGCTTGTAGTCGCAGATATTCATCACACCGTCTGCGATGATGATGCAGTCCGCTGTGCCGAAGCCATCCGGGACCCACCGGGAGAAATTCACTCGCTGCTCGATAAGGATGGTGGGATCTGCACAGGTCTGCTTTGCTGTTTCTAACAGCTCCAGCACATAAGCGGTGTAGGCGGCAGCGCATTCTTCCATCTCCTCGTTGTACCAGCCGAGGTTTTCGATGGGGTTCTCTACCGGAATGCCCAGGGCTTCTTTCAGCCGGTATTCGCAGAGGGTGTGGGCATCCGTGCCTTCGGCGGCATAGTCACTGCCCTTATCCTCGTAGGCTTCACAAAGCCTTGCAGAGGGTGTGCAGTTGAGCCATCGTTCCGAAGAGGATGCGGATAGGACTGCGTGCTTACCCATCCCCCAGCACCTCCGATTCCGCAAGCAGTGCGGCATAGTGTTCCGGTGCTATTTGCGACAGCTTGGGGGCACCGTACTTTTGGAGCAGAGCGCGGATCTGTGCGGTATATCCCGCCCGGGATTTCTCTGCCAATGCCGCCCTTACCATCTCAAAGCTAACCTCCGGTTCGGCAGGTGCTTTTACCGGTTCTTCCGGTGCTGCGGTGTTGCTGAACATTTCTGCCAGCGTGTTTGCCACCTCGTTAATTGTGGTGGCAGCGGTGCGTAGATCCTTGATTGCCATTTCCAATTCGCTTGTCTTGCCCATATACGGTGCCTCCTTCCTTGCTTTGCTTGACCTTCATCGTCCGGCCGACCTTCTGTGCCAGACTTGCCGCTACGATGATGAATTCCAGAAGCAGGTCAATCAGCTCCTCTTCTGGACTCATCTTGACGATTCTCTTCTCGTCCATAACTTTTCACCTCCATGCAAGGGGAGGTCTCGTTGTACCCCTTACACCTACCACCGGTCATCAAAATGCCGTTTGGACGAAAAATTATGAAAAATCTTGTAAAATATTTTTTAGGCGGGCTAACAGCTTGTCCCTGCGGTATATGTAGGTGGTGCGAGGAACGTTCAGTTCTGCGGCGGCAGCACGCTCTGCGAAGTCACCCATAATGACCCGGCAGATAGCTTGCTCATCCGGAGTCAACTCTGCAAGCACTCTGCGGAGCGCGATCAGTAGGTCAGAGTCCTCCATAAGCTCACAAGGCGACGGACCACAATCCGGGAACTCATCCAGCCATGTTTCATTCGCTTCCTCACCTTGGTAATCTAGGGATAATCCATCTCCGGCTCTGCGGAAGGGGCAGGTTTCGCAATCCATATCACAGTCCAGCCGCTTGGCTTCCGGACAAACGCACCGGCCGTGGCGCTGTTGCTTCTTGCGGAAGGTGTCAATGTCCCGGTAGTAGTTTTCAAATTCCTCCTGCGTTACCGGCACACGCTCACGCAGGGAACGGATGTAGACGTACTTCTGATTGTCATTGGTTTTCATATATTTGGCTCCTTTCAGATTCGTAGGAATCCGTCCAGAGCCGCCAATCCACCAAAATAGAAAAAGACGGCAGGGTGAGATCCACCTCTCCCGAGGGGGGAGAAGTTAGATCCCGCACTGCCGTCTTGCGTTCTGGCGGATTACCTGGTTTATTTACTTACGCTGCGATGGGTAGGTTTTCTATGTTGAGTGTCCCGTCCGGGTTGGCTGTGATGCGAGTCAAGCAGCCCTTTTGGACGATCTCAACAACCCGGCGGTCTGCACTTCTGTCGCAGACACGCTTGCCATTAAGGTTGTGGATCTGTTCCATAGCGATGCCTCCTTTCTTTTTTTGATTGGGTCTACCAAAATGATACAAGATGTGCTATGATATATTCAAATCCTGCAATTTCATATCAAAACCGAATTTTTATACCGGAAAGGAATATAAATATGTCAGAACTGAATTTTGAGTTGCTCCAAGAGAATATCCGGGCTTTACTTAAGAAAAATAACCTCACGCAGAATGCACTTGCCGAGATCGCCGGAATGACGCAGGCCAATGTAAGCAAGGCTCTCAACCCCAACGAGTCCAAGCAGTTCACCCTTGATCAGCTGTTCCGTATCTCACAGCACTTTGGTGTTTCCATTGACGAGCTGACCGGGAACAAGGCAGCCAGCGAAGTCGAAACCGGCCCAAGAGCTGCGTTGGCTTTTTTCACGAAGTTACTGTGTGAATCAAAACTGCGCTACACCACCGTCAATGTTGAGGAGTGGGTGTATGAATATGACTACAACAGCAGTGGTTACCAAGAGTGCAAAAGTGAAAAGAAGTCCATCGAATACCCTGCCTTTTATTTCCCCAGTTATCAGCGTTTTGAGGACTATGCGCGAACCGATATCCTTGACGAAGATATCCACTATGAATTTATGAGTGCCGGAAATGACAGCAAATTCCAACGGGTAAACGATATTCTTCACCGCTTCCTGCCAATGGTCAAGCTGTACCGCGAAACCGAAATCCCCGATGAAGCATTCCAAATGGTGCTGAAGGGCTATCTTGAACAACTGCCGGAGAAATAAAAAAGCCGGGGTAGAAGTAGAATGTAGCTATTGCATTCCACTATCTACCCCGGCTTCGTTACATTATGAACAAGCACGTTCAGGCAAGATCATATTCACTTATGACTGGTCAGCACGCATTCGGCTGTCCAAGTGCAACTCCATCCGGCACCGTGAAGTTCATACACGGACCGGAATACATTTGACGATTTATTTCCTCCCAAGGTTCGTAGGAAACAAGCACGCCATTTTTTACATATGCGGCGCAGAGAATGCCATTTACCTTCGCTCGGACAAACAGCAGGTTCTCT